GTAACACGTGGTCAAGCAAATGCGTTAAAGAGTTAGGGTGTCGAGTGAAGGCAGACGACGGGGGGCTTAGCGCACTAGGTCTCACATCACAACAAAGATTGACATACCACAAACAAACAACAGACATAAGGTTGACAACATGGTTAACGTAAACAAACTGAGAGCAAGTCGCTTGCGACGCGCTAGTGCATTATGAGCAGAGCACACGACCACGCCGACTACCAGCGCAACCGCCCAGTCGTACTACGCGAACAGCCAACCTGCACCGTCTGCAATCGGCAGCCCTCGACACAAGTTGACCACATCATTCCAGTAGATGCAGGTGGCGGCCATGAGTTAGAAAACTTACGCGGCATATGCTTTAAATGCAACAACACATTGGGTCATCGCTACGTCACACAACGAAACGAAATGCGACAAACAATACGAGCAGAAGCCATGCGACAAAACGGAATACGCGAAACACACAAACCGTTTTTTACTGAAAAAAAATTATTCACCCCGACCCAACTCAGGATTATCTCAGATGACCCTGACCAGCCTGAACTGGCGGTAACTGGCCGAGATCAGCCAAGACTCGAGACCGTGTGGCCTGATGCGTCGGGTTCGTTTGGGGCTGAGGTGGGGGGCTGGGCTTTACAGCACCTTGGCATGGAGTTAATGCCTTGGCAGCAAAGAGTTTTAGACGGTCAGTTGTTATTTGATAATGACGGCGATTTTTTGCATCGTATGTCTATGGTAAGTACGGCGCGTCAGAACGGTAAGACGGTTGCGTTGACGGCGCTTGTCGGCTGGTGGCTGACTGAGATGCCTAAGCACCGGGGGCTACCGCAAACCGTGCTATCTACCGCGCACCGTCTTGACTTGGCAGTCATGTTGTACGACAAACTTGCCGACATTCTTGAATTGCGGTTTGGTGCAAAACTTATGCGGTCTTACGGCCGTAATCAGGTCACTATGCCTGACGGGTCTAAATGGTTTATACGTGCAGCCAACTCAAGTGTCGGTCACGGTATGTCTTGCGACCTGATCGTGGCAGACGAAATTTGGGATATTGGGTCAACGGTTATTGACGGCGGTTTACTACCTGCCCAGCGCGCTCGACGTTCGCCATTGTTGTCGGCATGGTCAACCGCAGGCACAGAGGCAAGCACCGCGATGCAACGCTGGAGAGAACAGGGGCTTAGGTCTATAGATCGTGCTGAGCCGTCATCGCTGTATTTTGCGGAGTGGTCGCCGCCGCCTGACATATCGCCTATGGATAGTCGCGCGTGGGGTTGGGCTAACCCAGCGCTAGGCAAAACTTTGACCCTAAAAACTATTGAGGCTGAGAGCGAGAACCCTGACCGCGCATCATTTTTGCGTGCATCATGCAACCTTTGGGTCGCGTCAGACAAGTCATGGATTGCACCGGGTTTGTGGCCTGAGTTGGAATACACAGACCCGATGCCCGACGGTGGCACAGTTGCCATAGAAACCAGTCTTACCGACGACCGATATTTTGCTACTCGAGCCGTTGTGCTTGACGATCGGCGCACGGTCGTGACTGTTGAGTTTGTGTGCGACACATACGACGAAATGTTGCAACACGTTGAACGTCTAGCCAAAAACACGGCAATCAAATTTGCAATTAGTCCGTCTATAGATATTCATTGGCCGTTGGCGCTAGAGCGTCGCCGTGCGATTGTCGGCTATGGCGAGATACTTAAATTTACGCCACGCATTAAAAGCATGATCCACGAAAAACTGTTGTGGCATACAGGCGAAAATATGTTGGCCGAACACGTACAACGCGCCGTCGCAGTACGCAGTCAAAACAGCATTGCACTATCCAGCCAACGATCACCCGGGCCGATCGAGTTAGCACGCTGTTTAGTTTGGTGCGCCGCACTTGCAAGCCGACCTACAGCAACAGGTAAACCTATGATCGTTGTGGCTAGTGGCTAGTATGCAAAACGGGTGGCCGTCGTTTACCTATGCTTTCTCGGTTACGTTTGCGGCGGTCACCTATACACATTGAGCATTTAGTTTGGTGGCATACTTAGGCAATGGCAATCTTTAACAGGTCAGTAAAAAAAGCGGCTATTTCACCGCAACCAACTAAAGCAGCCGCAGCTGGTGGCACGTTTTATCAAAACAACAATGCTGGCGCACAACTTGTCGGTCAATATTATTCGTACGTTGAAGGCACGGCACGTAATCGTGCAATGAGTGTGCCAACGATTAGTCGAGCGCGCGATCTTATGGCCAGCGTTATCGGTTGCATGAACTTAAAGATGTACACCGAAATGTGGAACGGTCAAGAAATAGAAAAGATGCCGTTAGCGCCGCGCACATGGTTGCGACGTATAGACCCAAGTGTGCCAAATAATTTTATTATGTCATGGACATTTGACGATCTTTTCTTTTTTGGTCGCGCGTTTTGGTACATCACTAGCCGTACAGCCGACGGTTACCCAGCGTCGTACACTCGACTCCCTGCAGCAATGGTGCAAACACTTGATCAGGCTGGCCCAGTTTGGTTTGCACCGTCAAAAGACATTGTGTTTAACGGTGGCGGTTTAGACCCAAACGACGTTGTGCAATTCTTGTCGCCAATTCAAGGCATTATTTACATGAGCGAAACAGCCGTCGCTACAGCGCTAAAACTTGAAGGCGCACGCTACCGCAACTCGAGCAGCGCAATTCCGGCTGGAATCCTTTCTCAGACAGGCGGCGAGCCTTTAAGCGCTCAAGAGTTAGCCGATCTTGCAGCGGCGTTTAATGCGGCGCGTGAAACTAATCAAACTGCAGCGTTAAACGAATTTGTAAAATACACCGAAACTGCTACTAGCCCTGACAAAATGTTGCTAATTGACAGCGCTGAATTTCAAGGAAAAGAACTGGCTCGTTTGTGCAATATTCCTATGTATTTAGCAGGATTTGATGTTGGCTCTTACGCTTATACGAGCAGCGCCGAAGCGCGCATGGATTTGTGGACATTTGGCGTGCGCGCTTACGCAGATTGCATTGCTGGCACACTTAGCCAAAACAACATATTGCCGAACGGAACATATGTCGAATTTGACGTACAACAATATTTGTCGGGCGAATATGCAATGGGCGACTATGACAACACCGAAACAAACGAAAGAGTAGTATCACCAACATGATCAGATTAACCCCTTCACAGATCACGGTTGATGCAGCGGCGGCAGAGGGCTTGCCGTCGCGCTCAATCTCAGGCGTAGCAGTCACATACGACGAAACAGCGACCGTCAATGACGGCACTAAGGTACGATTTTTGCAAGGGTCGTTGCCAGTCACGGGGCGCGACCCGAAACTGTTTATGCAGCACGACAGCAATCAGATCGTTGGCAAAGTAGTTGAGCGCGTGGACACGCCACAGGGCATGATGTTTACGGCCAAGATTAGCGCCACTCGACTAGGCGATGAAGCACTTACCCTTGCCAATGACGGCGTTATTGACGCAGTATCGGTAGGCGTAACCCCAACAAAATTTAGTTACGACGAGGAAGGCGTGATGATCGTAGAGGCGGCCACATGGCAAGAATTGTCGCTGGTCAGCGAAGGCGCGTTTAGCGGTGCAGTCATTACCGAGGTAGCGGCCAGCGCACCCGACGAGGTAGCAGAAGGTATCCCCGAAACCGAATTGACAAGTGCTATACAATCAGAACAAGACACAACAAAGGACAATGACATGACCGACAAAAAAGAAACAGCAGTAGTCGAGGCAGCGCAAGCAACCACAGAAAAATTGTGGGCGCAACCTGCACGCAAATTTAATTTGCCAACACCCGGCGAATACATGGCCGCAATGCACATTGGTGGCACAACATTTCAAAACGTTGCCGCAGCAACACGCGAGTTTGTTAAAGCAAACCAGTCAGCGTTGCAAGCAGCCGCAGGCGACATTGCTACAACTGATACACCGGGTTTGTTGCCAGTTCCAGTTCTTGGGCCAGTCTTTCAAGACCTGAATTTTATTCGACCAGTTGTTGCAGCCGTTGGCGCTCGAGCAATGCCAAACGGCGGTGCGTCAAAAACATTTATTCGCCCAACAATTACAACGCACACATCAGTAGGGGCGCAATCAAGTGAATTTTCTGCAGCGTCAGCAACCACAATGGTTATTGCTGCCAACACCGTTACAAAAACAACGTTGTCAGGTCAAGTAACTTTGTCAGTACAAGACATTGATTTTACAGACCCAGCATCGCTCAATATCATTTTGAACGACCTTATTGGCGAATACCTTATTGCCAGCGATAACGTTGCAGCCGACGCAATCGTTGCAGGCGTTGCAGCAAGCCCAGCAACATGGACAGTCACCGCAAATGACCCGTCGTCGTTAATTAACGCGGTTTACCAATCAGCATTCAAAATGTTGAACGCAACAAACTTTTTGCCTGATCACATTTTTGTGGCACCGGGCGTTTGGGAATTGTTGGGCGCACAGTTAGACGCAGACAAGCGACCAGTATTCCCGTACGTTGGCGCTGCAGGTCTTATGGGCGTAAACGCGTTAGGTGCAGCAAACATTACGGTTGCAAACACATTTAATCCGTTTGGTCTTAACTTGGTTGCTGACCGCAACTTTGCATCAGGCACAATGGTTGTCGCTCGAGGCAACGCGATTGAGTTCTACGAGCAAATTCGTGGCCTAATGTCAGTTGAATTGCCATCAACTTTGGGTCGCAACTTTTCGTACACAGGTTACGTGTCAACATTTATCGCCGACAGCGATATGGTGCAACGAATTATCGTCGCTTAGTTTTAAGCGGCAACACCGCTTATGGCAACATATTCAACAGCCAGCAAACAGTTACTAGATAACTACGCCTGCATATCTACGCTCGAGCCGACCGACATACAGGTTGGCGACACCGTAGTTGTAGGCGCGTTAGGCGCACCGTTTAACGGCACGTTTACCGTCTTGGCTTGCCCGCAATATCAGTACGTTGGCGTTGACGGCGTTACAGGCGAGTTTAATTACAACGTCAATGTTGCTGTACCTAATCAAATTTTGTTTGCTTGCACCGGGGCTGACGTTGAATTT